GGATCAACGACCCCGGAGAAGCTAGATGAGCGGTTGAGGACTGTGGAGAATTTCCAGAGTTTCTTCTTTGCGGACTACTCTGCCTTCGATGCAACGCACTCAGCTGAGAGCTGGGCGCTGATTGAGGGCATTTATGAGAAGGTAGTCCCTAGGAGGCTGCACCCGAAGTTGTGGGGGGCCATTGACGTGTGGCGGAAGCCGCGTGGAAAGTGCAAGCTAAGGAAGGAGCAGGTCAAGATATCCTACCAGGCGCCGGTGTGTAACGCGTCTGGGAGAGACGATACCGCCCTTGCCAACGCACTACTGAATGGCCTGTGCCTGGGTGCGGCCTTCGCAGCAGAGTTGTCCGGAGTCGAGCTGGAGGATTTGACGGTCGATCACCTTGAGAAAGCCAGGAGAAGTCTGCGGATTTCGATCGTCGGTGATGACTCGATTGTGGGTTGTGATTTTGATGTGGAGAAGATAGATGTGGTCCGACATTTGAGACGTTTTGGACTAGTCGTGAAGTCGGAGACCGCACACGATATCGCTAAGATCACATACCTGGGACAGATGCCGTATAGAGTCGGGAACAGGTGGTTGTGGGGCCCAACGCTCGGGCGACGCCTGTACAAGGCCTATTGGCAGTGTGAGCCAACCGGACATCCAGTGGCGTGGCTGCGTGGAGTAGCGCAACAACACCTTCTCCACCGCCACGTCCCAATTTTGTATGAAAGTGCCGTCAAGATAATGGAGTTAACAAAAGGACCGATAACCGACCATCGGGATCCAGTAAAACCCTGGGCTTCACGGAGCGAGCCCACACCGCACTGGGGGCGGGAGACAGTCGAGGCGCTGGCAAGGCGCTACGACGCACATCCCTCCCTCGTGTACAAAGATTTGGAGATTCTCTCTGGACTAAAGCAGGTCCCCGCCATCGTAGACCTCCCTTTTGTGGGGTTCTGCGTGGCGCAGGACGACTGCTAGCTCCCCTCTTTGAACGGGCTGGAGTGTGGCAAAAGTGACGCAAATACGCGGCCAATCCCGGGGTTTTCCTCCCCTACACTCCCCGCACATCTTTTACATCACATCTTTCTTTGCTTGCGTAGCCACTTAGCGAATTCAAATGTCGAATTTCCGCGTTACGGACCGCGTTAAGATGAACACGGCTGGCCTCTCCGACTTGTCGAAGTGTTTGGCGATGCCTAAGGATTACCACCCTAAGCGCTTGCCATCATTTCCGTCAATCGCGAGGACAGCTGTAGTAAGTCTTGAGTCGACCGGAACCATCACCTTTGATGGTGTCACTCAAGCAGCACTAACGCGCTACCCGTCTGCACCGCTCTACTTGACGACAGAGTTTCCAGATTCGCCGGCAGCGCTGAACGGTCTACATTACCAGTTTTACACGGGTGTGGGCACCGATTTTAGCCTGGAGGGAACCACAAATGGACATGTCTTACTGAGTGGTGGGGTGCAGTACGCAGCCTTGCCTACGGGCGACCCTACGGCTGTTGTTTATGCGACACCGTTCCTAGCTACTGGGACTGTGACCTTCGAGGTGTTAATACCGGACACTACCTCGGGGTCCTTCGCCACATTTACCTTCGATGCGGCGTTGGTTGCAGGACCAAACAACCTGACAACTGTTTACGGCGTGTGGCTCACTACTGCTTTAGGAATTAGGTGTGTCCGTGCTCCGGTAGGCCCAATGCGTGTTGTCATCCATTCCGGTGGCAACTCAAAATCGCTGTGGCCTATCTCGGTGCCGGTCATAACCGAAGTACCTGCAGTTTATAGCGACACACGCTGCAACTGTTCAGCTGTTCTGTTCACCAATGTCACTAAGGTCATGGACAAGGAGGGAACAGTCAAGGGGGCGCGTCTGATATTTGGGGATGCCTCTCCAACTGGTTCGGACACGCCGTATTACTTCAGCACCGCCGACTTAGACAATGTGCATCCACAGGAAAAGTACTTCGGCGCGCTGGAGAATGGGCTGTACACCTATACCGTCCCAACCCAAGAGACTTCACGTTTCCATGATTGGGTGTTGACCATTGGTGACACTACGGTGCTCGAATCTACGCCGACCAACACGAAACGCGTACCCCTGATTCCAGCGGACTACATGATGGGCAGCTTTTCAGGGATGGAGTTTAATAATGTTGCGGCGGGAACATCGAGCATTGTTGCATACACTTTGAACTTTCATTTGGAGTTTCGGACGACCTTGCCGATCTTTGACATCGGCTTGAGCGCAATTCCTTTAGAAGCATATCATGCTGCCCAGCTTGCTTTACTCACAAACGGAGTTTTCTTTGAG